TATAAAAACTACTGTTATATAATGTTGCATCCTGTGTTTTTGAATTAACAATATTTTGTATTGCGCCTACTGTCGTTGCGGTAACTACTTGGTGATATTCAATATCAGATGGGAATGTGTAACTACCAACACAATCATTATATAATGTTTGAGCAATATTAAATGGTTTTGTAAAAGTGCCACTACCGTTTGTACCACTACCGTTTGGATTTGCATAACTAATATTTAAAGAAGTTGTACCTGATGGTATTGTTGTTCCTGTTACTGAGTAATTATTTAACCCGTTTTGTACTGTTGATGCACTTAAAGTATTGACATCATAAGTTTGAGATAAATTAACAAAAGTTATTAAATTTCCGGTTTGGAATGTTGTTAAAGCGTTTGGGTCAACTAAAAAAACCATTGGTTGGTCTTCATAAAACTGTGCGTTTGTGAAAGAAGTTTCACCGCCATTATATATATAGTTTGGATAAACTTTAATCCTATTAGAACCACCACCAAGTAAATTGTTAAAATAATGTCCTTTTGTATTGTATAGGTTAATTCTTTCAGGAATTGGTAAATCGTTTCTACTCCAAAAATATTCACCTAACGTGTTATTATAAGACGGTGTACGAGCATTGTTTTTAGTTTCAGCAACGGAATTACCAGCCATTACCTGACCAAACCCAGCATTTTTCTTAATTGATACTATATCGTCATCTGGAAATGATACATAAGCACCCGATAGCGTTACGTCCGCCAATGGTGAAGAATTAATATCACCATTTCCTGTTGTATCAATAGCAAAATTATTATCACCAGATGTTCCACAATCGCATGTTGAACAATCAGGATAGGTTATCATTGGTAAATTAAATGACGGAAATTTAAATTTTCTAATCTTATTAAATAAAAGAGTAATTCCGGCAATTAAAACCCCATTAAGTATTATTTTACCTATAGTGGGAGCTACGTCTAATAATGTCGCCCCAAAAGTTAAAGTTGATTTAATAAAGGCGTTTGTAAGGTCAATAAGTAACCAATATACATTAGTCGCAGCATACGCAGCAAGTAATATTAATATTAAAGGTGCAAAGTTATTCCATAAAAATTTAACAATATGATATACTATAATAATTAAACCACCAATAATTCCAAATATTTGAAAAAAAATTGAAACTATAAAATATAGTAAATCAAAGTTTCTTACTCCATCGTTAATTGGGAATTTATTTATTTCTGAATCACAACTTCGGTCTAATATTTCTTTAATAGATAAGAATCTACTTCTATTAGTTCCTTTTCTATACTCATCAATTAATTGTGCTGTTGTATAAACTTTATTATAATTAAATTCATAGAAAAAATCTTGGCAACTTATAGCTTCGGTTTTGTTTGGATAATCATCCCAATCTAATGAAAAGGCATATGACCTTTGAAATAAAGAAAAATTATAATTGTAATTGTTAAAATTAAGTGTTACAGTTTGTGGAGTTTCAACTACCTTACCATTTACAACATCTGTTGTTGTTTTTTTTTCAACCGTAATCTCTAATGTTTCATTTCCATTTGGTAAATCAACCCATTTTGAATTATCAATAACATTATCAATTTTATAAGATATACTTTTATATTCACCTGTAATTGAACTAATTAATAATGACCTTTTACCGCCTAAATCAGAAGCTTTAAAACTTTGTGTTTCAATTAATTTTGTATTGTCATTAAATGTTGGTTTAAATTTTCTTACTGTACTTAATGTTGATGGGTCGGTATTACCAGTCCAACCATATTCTTTAATGTTTGGAACCAAAAAGTTTCCACGTAATAAACTACCCTTAGGGTTAAAAGCTGAAAGGTTTAGTAAATTTGGTCCAATAATACTACTTGATGTTTGTATTGCGCCAACTTCCTTTTCACCTTCATTTGTTTTAACTTTAAATCTATATTTACCTTTTGTTGGAATACCAACATTTGGGTTATCAGAAAATATTAATTCTCCAAATTCATTTGTTGTTACATAATCCAAGTTCATTGGAACATCAACAACAAAGGCACCGTTTTCATCAATTACTTTACCACCTTGTTCTAATTGGTATTGTTCTAATATTGGTTCACCACTCGCATTAACATTTATTGTTTGTCTTACGGCTAAAACTTTACCAGGTCCCGCAACCATTCCACATAAGTCACCTTGTTCTGAACTTGGTTTACAATTGTTTTTCAACATGACATCATCGTTGGATGTCATGATTGAACCCATAAAAGTTGCGGTAGGTTCAATAGTTATGTTTGAATCTCTTAAATCAAAATCAACTCTTGTTATACCAACATCACAGATAGTACCTGTTCCCCAAAAAGAAGAAACTGAAATACTTTTTCTTTGGTTTACAATTTGTGGTAATGATGCTAAATCAACTGAACTTTTAAATTGATTACCGTTAAATTGTTTTGGGTTACCAAGATTCATTCTAACTAAATCTGTTGGTCTTAATGAAAAACAACCCATATCAGATAAGTCCATATCTAAGATAACTTGTTGGTTTCCTAAAGGAACCCCTACAATCATGTAATCACCCGACTCATTTGTTTTTACGGTGTACTTATAATATTTTTCATATATTTGTAATACTTCAGTTCTTGTTAAAACATCATCTCTTGTTGGAAATGTTCCTGTGGCTGCGTGTCCTTCATAGGAAGGTGTATATGGAAGTAAGTTATATCTATAACCATCTTCGTTTTTATCCGTAACATTTTTATATGGATATAATGCGGATATTATAGGGTCATTTTGGTCAACAGCGTCAATCGGTACAAACACAGATACTTTAGCGTTTGGAATACCGTATCCACCATTTGCAATTACACGACCAACAACAACTCCATAGTCAGAACAAAAACTTCTGTACACATCAGACTGAGTAAGTTTCAAAGAAAGAATTTCCAAAAAATCAAAATCTTGGTCAACTTGTACTTTAATGGTTTTGTCAGTTTGTGTACTATTTCCAACTGATGTTCGTATCCTATAGCTTTTAGGCATAATTGTTCTTTCTCATAAATAGTTAATCTCTTATTTTACAAAAATAGTTGAAGTAATTTCCTTGTGAATATTACTGCTTAACACGAATACCAATATCTAAATTATCGTACCTGATTTGATAAAATTCTGTTGGTTGTGCATATATTATATCATCAATCAATTTGATTTGTTTTGTTGTTGAGTCTTGGTATTTTTGGGCAGTTTGTGACGTTGAATATTTTCCTCCGACTCTGTTAAAGACCTTAACATCTGATATGTTAATAACACCTTCAGTATCTTGGACCAAACTTTTAATTTCAGAAATCAAAACATCTTCTCCAAATTCTCTATTTTGCGGTAACATATAATCACTAACTTTTGTTACAACATCAGAAATAATTGAGTTTTGATTTGTGTTTTTTGCAATTGAAATATAAATTTCAAACGCCAAATCAATAACTTTACCAGTATCAACATTAACGTAATCATTTAACATTCTAAAGTTAGATAAGAAAGCGGCAACATTATCTTTTAATGTTTTTGGAACATTTTGAGTCATTTTACCATTATTGTCTTGACTCAAAACAATAATATTAATTTTGTTATTATTTTCCAAAATACCAACTTTAGCTGGTACACCAAATTGTCCTGGCATTTTTTGTATTAATGAATAATAATCACCAATAGTAACCGCTCTATTTTGTGATGCAAAATTAAATGTTACATAATTTCTAACTTCTTCAACTGATGGTGGATTGGCTCCCCCAATCGCCGCTGTTACGTTTGTACATTGAATTGAGTTTCTAACAGAATTTCCAATTTCTGGAGATGCTCCATTAACATCAAAATTTACATTACCAACAGTATTAATAACATTAACACCAACATTACTTTCAAGTCCACCACCAACTCTGTATTGTATAAACAAAGTTGTATTTGGTGTTGGTATATAACCCAAACTTAAATTGTTTTGATAATCATTAATTCTTAAAGCAACACCAGTTTTTGCAAATGCGGCCAATTGGTCATCAGCAGATGTGTTACCACCACCAAAGGTTAACTTCATAAAGTTTTCAGGTGTAAACTCGGTAATAAATCTATTACTAGTTTTAATGTATTTTCCAACTTTAATATTAGATTTGTCAGTTGGTTTTGCTGGGTCAGGAACAAAAATAGTATCTTCGGCTAATGCTTGTACTTCGTACCATTTACCAACAGCACTTAAAAATTCTTGATATGATGGAACATTATTATATGTAATACCATCTTTTTGAATTATTGATGATACGTTAATAACATTTCTTTCGGGTAAATATAAACTTAAAAATGGTGTTGCGTCAGCTGGTGTTATAACTTTTTTAAATACTTTTGTGATACCATTAACTAACACATCTCTTTTTCTAATGTTATAACTTTGAATGTTATTTGATGCATCTAAAATTGGTATAACAGTTTGGTTTTTTTCCCCTGTTGAACTGTATTCGGAAGAGAAATTAATATCATTTGGATTTTCAAACGTTTGTCCCGCCCCAACAAATTGTGACCCCGCTTTTAAAACACCCATGTAATCAGGGTTTGGTCTATCACCTAAAGCAGGTACGTTAATTGTTATATCACAAACTGCAATTGACGGTCTGTTTCCCGGTATTTTTAAACCGTATGTCCTTGCGATGTTATATACTGAACTTCTTTGTTTAGCAAATTCAAGAACAGTTTCTTGAATACTTCTATCAATATGATAATGTAAATTGTCGGTTACCGCAGCATTTAAATCCATCAAGACAGAAAAAATTGATGCGTCATTGAAATTGTCAATTAAGTCGGGATAATACTGTCTAGTATAATCAATAAGTTCTTGTCTTATAGCGGCAAAATCTCGGACGGTATAGGATATTCTTTTTTCAGCCATTTATGTTAAATATTTATAATTATGAAATCTTTTGATTGGAAAGCGTTATCACT